CTTGTGATGTGATGGCGTTGAGCTGATTGCTCAACCCGGTCGCCCCGCTTGCGTAAGCGTTGGCTTGCGAGGTGGCCGCCGCGTTCGTGGCGATCTGATTGGCCGTACTCGCTGCCGCTGCGGAATTGGAAATGGCAGCCGATGAATTGATGCCGTGATTAGCTATATCCGTCCGCGCAGAGCCGAGGAACGCGCCGCCGACCGCGTTTATCGCGCCTAGCGGGTCGCGGTTGGCGATGGCGTTCAATCCTCCGCCGATAATGCCGGCCATGCCGTTGAGGTTATTGTTCCTGATGTTCTGTTCCACCTGCAAGCTGGCCATCTGATTGGTTTGGTTCTGCCCGATGGCGAGTGACTGGTTCAGCGAGTTTGCCGTAATGGCATTATTCGCGGTGCGGTTTTCGTTGGCCAGGTTAGTTTGACGTGAGGCGTATTCGCGCTGCCACATCGAGTTGGAATTGGCGACATCCGCCGACGCCAGCGCTTTCTGGCGCGTCCATTGCGCGGACTCCTGCGCATATGCGCGAGTGTACGCGCTGTTCGCCGTAGCCAGCGCACCGCCATTATTGACGACGGAGAAATGCGGCAGATTGGTGATACCGAAACTGGCGTTAAGCATTTCGCCGCCGTCAATGGGCAAGCCGTATCCCCGATTATTGATCTGAATCGGGTTCAACGTGTCCGCCCCGGCCTCATTGTACCCGGGAATGTAAAAATTGATTCTCGTGCCGGACGGGGCATATGTGTACGTTTCCCGAATAACGAGATCATCCGACTGAATGTCTTCCGGCCTGTAATTGACCGCCGCGCCGTTGAGGCAGCTACATTCCACGACGCAATACGGATAGCAGTATAGCTTGCGAAGATTACGATATCGTCGCGGAATCTTAAAAAGATTTCTGAAACCGGATACCGTCATGATGTCCTCGTAGCGCATATTCGAATCAACGCCGCTTTGGAAACTATAGACCCGCCCCCACCGCGCATTGACCGGCTGGCCTAAAATCTGTGTTACCTCCTGACCGTAGCGATTGATGTAATCCTTCGGAATCTTCGGCACCATATACACTGCACAGATGCCTTGAGTGACCCACGGGTATGCTGCCCCGTATGCCATGATGTCCGCCACGTAACCCAGTCGTGATTCGCAATAATAGACAGCGCATCCATCCGTCGCACCCTCGAATACACTGCCCTGTGCCGTGTTCAGATCGGGTTTTGATTCACTGCCGGGAGACTTGGTTAAATCCGTGGTGCTCACGACAATCACGCCATAATCGACCCAATTCAATTCCCCATGAGCGGTGTCCAGATGTTGCCCTGATATGATGGAATGATATCGTTGTGCCGTCGTTACCATCTCGCTGCCGGTATCCAAACCCTCCGGGAGCGCCAGATAGGTGCGCCCGAAACCGTCCCACTGGTGTTCATTGGCCACGCCGATATGACCGCGCGTCACGTAGCAACTGCCGAACGTGATATCGTGCTGGAAGCTTTGCCACACGTCCAGCATCAGGACCAGTTGCGTGCAATGGGCATTGACGTACTCGACGTGCTGGATAAAGTAATACCACGCTCGCGGCCCTTCCAAACCGGGATAGTCGTTATAGGCTACGAGATAGTTCCAGTTCGACGCCTCGTTGAACGGGAGTTCGATACGGGCGGGCGCGTTGAAAATATGCATGGTGGCCGGACGGCATTCCACGCCATCCACTTGATCGAACCACTGCTTTTGCGTTTCACGTGAAACAAACCGGACGACATCACGGTATGAGGCATCCCATGGCACTCGGCAGAGCTTCAGCGTAGTGTTGGGCGTCCATTCTGCCCAAGAAAAACTGGCCTCCGCGTAGGGGTTCACGTCATCAATCATTAATCCGACCTCCGGTACGGCAAGGCCCAGAGCGCTCACGTGGATTGCGCTCCGGGCCTTGCTTGCATCACGCCGTGAGGAAGGGTAGCCAACCGGCTACCCTCCCATCATACCACTAAGACACGGTCACACTGGCTTTGCCGGACACGCCGAACAGCGTGGCGGTAATGTCGGACGCGCCCGCCTCAACGCCCGTAACGACACCAGACTCGGACACAGTGGCGTTGGCCGGAGTGTCGGATGTCCATGCGGCCTGCGCGGTCACATCGGCGGTACGCCCGTCGATCATGGTCGCTACGGCGGACGCCTGCACCGTATGCCCCGTGGTCACGTTCGGGACGGTTACGGCAATGGATGCGATGATCGACGGATTAAAACCAATGACACCATCACCGACCACCGGCACGTCCAGGGCGGCGGACACGGTGCCCGGCACTTCCGGCGTCGCCGGGTTCGTGTACAGGGCGGTCGCGGTGATCGGGAGAGTGGTGTTCGGTTCGTCGAGGCCGACCACCAGCACGCCGGTGGGCGAAATGTACGTGTAATCGCTCTTCGGCTTAGCGGTATCACCAATAGCGTACTCGACCGCATCCGAGCGGAACGTGGCCGTACCATCATTGCTGATGGATGTATCGGCGATGACCTGCACCGCGCCGCCACGCGCCACGTTTTTCGGGGTGGACGTGCCACCGCCGTACATGGCGAGCTTGAGTTGGAAGTCCGGCGTCTTGGCCGTCGTACCGGTAGGAGCCACCACGTTCGCGGTGGAACCCACCCCAGTCCAGAACATGACGGCGGGGGCGAAGCCGGATACGCTGATAATATGCTGGACATGTAGATAATGGTTGACCGAATTGATATTGACTGGATTGGTCTGTTGGGTCATCTCGTTGATGACGGGAATGTCGATCAGGAACTTGTCGGTGGTCAGGATGGCCTGTACGCCGTTCATGCCGAAGCGATCTTGTGGGATGACGATAATCCGGTCGATGGTCGGTTCCGCGTCGGTACGCTGGAATACGGTCGCCAGACCCTGCACGTCAAGCGCCGACTTGACTTCGGGTGAGCAGAACAGTACAAGTTCATCGGGGCGGGCGAACGTCGGCATATGACGGGCATTGTATCGAGTGGACACGAATTTCAGCGTGTCGGCCCATGCGCGAATCTGGCGCAACATGTCGCGGGCGTCCGTTTCCGTCGAACCCATGTTGTTGAGATCATGGTCCATGTGGATGCGCCAGTATCCGCCGAGCTTCGCATACTCGACGAACTGGTGACACATGGCCTCGAACAAGTCCACCTCTGCTGCATTATAGCAAGAGGTGAGAATCTGCGAGGTGAGGGACGCCAACCCGTTTTCGGACGTGAATGCCCGCTGGAGTGTCTTGTCGTCCGTGGTCGCCGGATACCAGTGGGCAAAATCGAGACGATGGTACAGCGAGTCCACGTCGATCTTCCACTTGCGGAAATTATCTGCGCCGAGGTATTCCGCGTTCGGGTCATATACTTGGGCAAGCGGCATTCCCACGGCGATTTCCTGCCACGTGTCGCCATACGCCTGAGATGCGCGTTGGAAAACGCTGAGCGGATTATTCCACCGCCATGTGTTCACATAGGTGCCGCCGATGCGGTTCACCAGCGCCGCGTAAAACTCGTTCTTCAACTGAGTGCTGGACATGAGTGTAGCCATCTGGCGGTCCATGTTCATTTGAGTGGCCGACGGCATACGGCGCTGATATTCAGGGGATGCCTCGTTGCGAATCATGTTGAGAATCTGAGAGTTGTTGAATTCGGTGAGCGGGCGAAGCTGCTGCTTCGGCGTCACCACTGGAGTGGCTGACATGATGGTTGTCCTTTCTGATTACTAGTCCTTATACAGATCGTCGAACGTGCTATAGATGCCGTTATAGTCGTCGTCGGTCATTTCCGTAGAGTCCGGCGTCACGTCGTCGGGGCCGTCATGCAACACATGGTCCGCTGCTGCATCACGCATTTCTTCAACGGTTTTGGACAATTCCGCCACGGTCGCTTCCAAAGCGCTGAGACGATCTGCCATGTCGGCGTTCTTGTCGTCGCCCGCGTCCTCCGGCTCGTTATCGTCCTGCGTTTCAGATTCCGGGTTCGGCGTATTATCGTCGCCGGTCGCGTCCGGTTCGGCGTCAGGCGTGGTGTTCGGCTTGTCGTCGATTTCAGAGTCGTTCATAATCACCTCTTAAGTAGATGGCACGGCAACAATCACGCTGCCGTGCCAGATTGCTGGGCTGTGCGGGTTCCCTCGCCGTCGCTGGGCGCTGGCTGCGCACGTCTACATCCGACCGATCGTCTTACCGATTGCCTGCCGGTCGGGCCATCGAATCGACTTGGGACGCACACCCCGCTGTCAGATATTATAGCACGAAAACATGGCCGTCGTCATTGAGGTGGTGTGACCCGGTTGTAAACTCGTCGTAGGGGATAGGTGCGGTCCGATGCACGCCACTCAAGCGCATGACAATATCGCCGCCTGTTTCCACGCCGCAGTATTTGCGGTTGCCTAGGATACGGAGTTTTTCGTAGGTGTGATCGTTTTTCCACGAGCCTAGTTTCTGATCGTCCGCCTCGATGCCTATAGGCGCGTCCAGCCCCTCCAATATCATGCCGTCGGTGTCGGCGTAGAGCACGCGATCGGTGTTCGCATTCATGGCGCGGGATAGTATCTGTCTACCATAGGCGTTGACATAAGCGGCGGTCGGCAACCATGCCAAACTGTTGGCCGACTCAGGCTTGTCCACGGTGAAATCCACGCCACCGTCCACAGATGGTTTCGGATGCAGTAGAGGTCGGTAGAGCGAGGCCCCGAATTTTCCCACCAGCGAGTTTAATAGCAGTTTCGCCATTTGCCTGCGCTCTCCGGTCGCGGTCTGTTTCACGTGAAACCATCTGTCTACGTAGTTGTAATACAGTCCATGCGATTTGCGGAATTTCCAGCCACCGACATGCTCCCACACGTGTATATCATAATTCTCCGAAAGCACCTCCCAGTCCACATTGGTTACGGGCATGGTGACGACACCTAGCGTACTGTCCAAACGTTCGCCCTCATACCCCCATACGGGTAGGATATTGGTGAGCGTTGCCGTTTTTTTCCGCTTCAGTCTTGCGTCAAACGATATGACGTCAATATGTAGCGGATAATCATCGTCATGTCGATATTCCCCGTCGTACCATATGGGGGAGCCTGTCGGCATGGGAGCGTCGCGCATGATACTCGGGTAGAGACTGTTCACGTCCCAGCTCCGGCAGTCCTGATATTCTCCCGGCTCGCTGTATACTATCGCTCCATAGTAGGCGGGACGCATCCGGTGATAATCCTCTTTGGTCAACGGCGGAAAATGACGCCGGAATCCGGCGTAATCCCCGTCGATATAGTCGGTCATTGCCATAGACGCTATCGTAGTGCCTCTAAGGTTCAGTTCAGCGCATTCCTGTGCGATATTCCATGTGGTTTCCAAGTCGTCCATGCCACCGAATGTTTCACGTGAAACATTCAGGCCGTCGTCGCGTGTGATATTGTGTATATCCAGAAAATCCACGGTGACACCGCCCATTCGTACCCGGAAACTGTAGAAATGACCGCGAATGTTGAACGTACCCCATACTCCGTCTTTAGCTGGGTTCGATTGCAGCGGCAGTCGTTGCAGCAGCTCGGCGGCTATGGGCTTGATGTCCCGCCACCCGTGGGCGCACCATACGCGCGTATGGTGATCGAGCATGGTAAGACGTATAACGCTGCTCGTCGTCAACGGTTCCATGCCGTCATCGGTGCACAGTGTTGCACCGTCTGTTGCCGCTATTCGACGTTCTCGCATGATTCCGTCCATCCTTTTTTTAACGTCGTGTCGCGCTGGCCATCCATTCGTCGAGTCGGGTCTCTACATCTCTCGCATCTGCTTTAGTCTCCCATTTATGTGTCTTGTCATTGTACCATACCGCCTCGCGCACCACGGCGCTGAAATTCGTATTATTTATTAGCCATCGTTTTTGTCGGTTCGATAAGGATGCAAATTTTCTGGCTATATTTTGGTCGAACGCTTCCAGACGCTGTTCAACCCTGCCAAAGTCGCTCGTGCCCTCATTCTGGGGTATCGTCTTTGTGCCGGCCTGCAATTTGGCTCGACCTATAAATCCGGCGTATTCGAGCATAAGTTCTTCCGCCCTGTTGCGCCTTCCCTCTCTCGCCATTGCACGCAAGTGGCTGATTCCACGATCTGAGTCGAGTATATTGACGCGGTTGCGCGTAAGCTCATCACGTGCCGAACCGCCGACCGAGTGCACGCCAAGCACGTCCAATGGCGATTCTCCGGCACGTTCCATCTCTCGCATTTCGGCTACAGTGTAACGGGCCAGACTCAACGCCTCGAACTGTTGGGCACGTTTGATTTTCTGCCGTGCCTCGATACGCCGCCGCTGCTGCTGCCGTAATGTCTTCCGCCGTTTTGACGGGGCGGCGGCGATTTCCGCGTCGGTAATCAACGGACGTGCCGCCAGATCACGATCAAGTTTCGTAATATGCACGTCCGGGACAACCTGATACGGTTCATTATCCCGTGCCCTTAATGCCTGCTGCCTCTCTCCGAATTCCTGCCCGATACGGCGTGCGACCTGTTCGAGCTGTTGAGCGCTGAGTTTTCCCAAAAATGTTTCGGTGATTTGCTTGGGGAGGTGTCCGGTACTGTAATCTCTGACCGCTTGCTCTCGACGTACCTGCGCCGATCTGATGGCGGCGTTGCGTTTCAGATTGTTGGCACGTCGATTGTTTTTACGTTTTGCCACGGCCCCTCCTATGAGCGTGAAACGCC